AATGAATACCAGACCCACCACCATCCGACTCTAGATACACAAATACGTCATAATTTGGAAAATCCCCTTGTTTATAAATAGTAGGAGCAACAGCGTTTCCTGAAACATCAGTCGAAGCCATAATATTCACATAACAAGGATAACCTTCTCTGTTTACTGCTCCTGCCATCCCTTTTAGTTGTATCCACCCACCCTTATGAGTACCAGACAACTCAATACGAGCAATCTGAATGTAATCATTATCCGTTGTAGCACTTGCTATAGTTGTAATTCCAAATGAAACTGCCACGCCTTGTGAAGGAATAACAACGCCGTCATATAAATCAAGAGGGTAGTGGTACAACCCAGACAGTAACGAATAGTCTAATCTACCATTTTCACCTAAAAGAATAGGTTTTCCAGTGTCAGCCTCATCTTCTCTTTCCGTTAAGAATGCGCCTTTTGGGAAAAAGCACTCTGAACCACGATGAGCAAGCAAGCCAGACTGAGACACATGCTTCGAACCTTCCGATTCACTGAAAAAACGTGCGCCTTTAGCCATTCGCTTCTATTTCCAAATTGAAGAAAATCGACTCAAAATTTGAATTATATTTCCACGCAGAAAAAGCCATTTTGAGTTTCTCTCCTACCCTTAACATTTACATTTCTGTTGACCATCTGACTGCCCTATCCCTAGCAATCCTGCCTCATTCAGGGTCTCAAGACCAATCTTCACCGAACTTTTCTGCAATATGCAGTACATCGGCAATGAAACTCGTCTGTCATCCATAAACTTGATATTAGCAGCATTACAACCTTTGTGACAAAACATTCGAACTGAACACGTTGCACAGTTAAAACCCTTACTCACATCCCCTGTAACCTGGCTTCGAAACAGAGCTTGAGTTTCCAGTAACTTGAATTCATCAAACCCACTCTGTATATCACCTATCGCAAACTTCTCAGGATTATTATAACTAGCATAACGCTGACAAGCATAAAGCATACCTCTATGGTCAATAGCAGAGCAGTTAAAACCTACACCGCACATACGTCCATCAGGAGGCTGACGCTGCTTCAAACCTGTTACAGTTTCATCAACAAACTTCATACGGATGGGCTTGCCCGACATTCTTGCGTACAACCAGTACTTACCCAACTGCCTTAGAGTATTCTCATAAGCCTGAATCTGTTCCAGAGACCACTCAACCTCATAATTCGGTTCAATAGCAATTGACTTGAACCCCTTATTTCTAAGCCACTTATAATCTTCAAACCAATCAGCAGCAGTATCCGGGTTGATAGTAGGACGCACCTCACAATTCGGAAACATCTCTAAAATCCTATCAACTGGAATTAACTCATGAGTACCGTCACCCTTCGCAGTCACTCGATACTTGTCATGAGTCTCGGGACGACCATCCAAGCTCAACAAAAAACCCCTAAAATTAGCTTTAATCCACTGAAGCTTCTCCTCAGTGAGCAGTGTACCGTTTGTCGTCATACTCCAAGTAACCGTCACCCCGCTGTTCGCAGCCATCTCGTTGCCCATTTGGACAATATCCACCAACATTTCCCACATGACTGTAGGCTCTCCACCAAAGAAGTGACAATTAATATTCTTATGAGGCTGTCTAATAAATAAAAAGTTCAACATCTCATGCATTGTCTCACGAGTCATCTTACCCGGCTTGTTGTGAGCGTAGCAGTAAGAGCACGCAATATTACAACCGTTGGTAGGGAATAAATACCAAGTAAACGTAGGTGGCCCTGCACCCTGCGGCTTACTCAAATCGGCCTTGATATCCTTCGACACATCAGTTTCACACCGATAACAGTTTTGGCATCGTGCATCAAACTCATCCTGAGACCCTCCCTCAGGCTTCTTGCTCACGTTCTGCTGACATGAGAAACAGTTTTTACATCTACTGGCTCGGTCTGCCTCTACCATTTCCTTTGTCCAAGTTTTATCCACCTTAGTCTCGCATGTAAAACAATTCTTGCAAGGGGCTTCACCTACATCGGGTTTAACTAACATTAATACCTCCTCCTAAATTATACTCCAAAATTCTCACAATGCACACACACATAACAAGGCTCGTTGCATGACTGACAATTATTACAACTCTGGCAAAAGTCATCACAACTACCACAATCTACATTCTGCATACAGTTATTGCAACTCTGGCAGACGTTACAAATATCACAACCAGAACAGTTCTGTTTAGCTACACATATCTCACACTCAAAGCATTGAACACATGTCACGTGCTCATAGTTCACACACTGCTGACAATTATCACACACATCACAATACTCACACTTCTGTTCAGTGACACAACTCTGACAGTTATCACATGAAGCGCAGGTGTAAACTGCCTGACAATTCACACAATCCTGACATGAGTCACATACGTCACATACAGTACAATCCTGCGCAGTTACACAATTATAGCACGTGTCATGTACCTCACAATTTACACAAATCTGGCATCCTGTTTGGCCTGCATCACATAACTCGCAAGTATCACACTCCTCACACACATCGCACACCTGACACCCTGCCTGAGCAGTGAAGCACATATAACAAACATAACATGTCTGACATTCTTGGCACGTAGTTACATTATCGTCACATTGTACACATGTCTCACAAGACGGACAGGAAGATACACTTTCTTCATCTGTGTCACACAACTCACAAAGCGCACACTCTACAGTGTCACACAACATACAGTTGTCACAGTTTTCACACAGTGAACAAGCCATTTATCCTCTCCTATCCACTTGACACACACGTTTCACAAATTTCACACGACCCATCACAGGAAACGCATATTTGACAGTAATCACACACGTCACATCCTCCACAACTTTCCGAAGTCGCACACTGCATGCAATTTACACAGGTCTGGCAGTCGTCACACTGATTACAGTTAACCCAATTATCACAGGTAACACATTCCTGACAACCTGTACACGTATTATAATTCACATCACATAACTGACAACCAACACAACTTTGACAGTTATCATCACATGAACCGCAGGTAACCCCTGACTCACATGAATCGCACACATCACAAACTGGGCAATCCTCTGCGGTATCACACACCTGACATGAAGCAAAACAGTTTTGACATCCATCACAAGATGCGCAGGTTATAAATGACTGACACGTATCGCAATCGTCACATCCATAACACTGCTGACAAGATGTACAATAATTAACTGTAGTCTCACATGCATAACAATCCTGGCATGTGATGTAGCAATTCTCACAACTAGAACATGTGGACTCAGTAGACTCGCATGTAGGGCATACCTCTACAGTATCGCATAACACACACCCCAACATAGTAGCTACACACACCTGACAGTCATCACATACAGCACACCCGGCCTGGGTCGCTACACATATCTGACAGGAGTAACAATCCGTACAAGACTCCTGAGCACTCACACAAGATTGACAACTGAAACAAACGTAACAGAATGCAGCACCAAGCGTCTGTAAATCATCCATCCCAACTATTCGTGTAGTCTCAGTGCTAGAATCTTTAACTACATTTTTAATACGAAACACCTTAGCTACAAATGAACCTGTAGCATCAGCAGCACGCTCTCTGTTCATCACCACCTTACGAGTAGGGAACAACTTGAACCCTTTCATGCCAAAGGACGTACTCACCTCTGTAATCGGCTTAGAGCACATATCTTTGATACCACCGACAACTGTCGTAGCATCTGCCTCATACTTAACGTAAGATTCTAACGTAAGGACTTCATTGATTCCATATTTTTTATCAACATCAGGATTCGTAGCCTCTACCTGCTTCCACTCCTGTGTCTTGGGATTTCGGTCATACTTTAACTCAACACGCTTCTTGACAAACTTATGGTTCTTAGTCACCTTCCAGTCAGGATAGTAGTCTGCATCATGAAGCTCTAAAGTTCCCGGCTCTAGAGTAGGCTCGTAAGCCACAAACGACAACTTTCCATCTTCCGTAGGCGAAAGAAAAGCAACAGTGCTTCGACCTAAAGTCTGCAACACCTCCCTCGATGACTTTTCAGTATCCAGATAGATAGACAATGCGTATGTCCTAACTGCGTTCGTATCAGTAAATGAAGTCAAATCTAAATCAGCATCCAAGAAGTTGAGGTATGACTTCAAAATATCCTTACAGATATCACCTCCCTTCGTGATGTAAGCAGCAGCTACCGTTTTGCCTTTAGCATGAACAGACAACACATCATTGTCTGCATCAAAGTACTCACCCGTGAGAGTAAACTCACCATTCGCTAAATCTTCCGAATAGTTAGCAGGAGCAATCACCGCATCATTCTTCTTGATGCTGACAAACTCCTCCATGATATGCCCACAGATTTTGCCCACCACACCTTTCGTATTCCCCAGACGAATACGATTCGCTACGGGCTGCTGAGACATGCTCCCAAACGCAGTCACCCTAGCCTCAACCCAGTAAGCAGTTATACCATTCACATCACGCAGTTCCCAATCCTTATGCGGAATCCTAAATGTGACCTTTTGCCAACCAGGGTCACAAATGAAACCGTCAGTGCCATCACTTAAACCTAACCATTTTAAACGTCTCCAGTTGTTCCCAGGAGCAAACGCATAAAACCACTCAACTAGAAAACTTCCTACTCCTCCCTGATAAAAATCTATCTCAACTGCACCAAACTTAGTAGTCGTATGACCGATATAAAACGAGTCGCTTGTAGCAGGCGAAGCAGGTAACAACGGCACATCATTTTCCGTAACGCTAAGAGCCTCAGTTGTGTAATCCGTGTACGCACTAGGAAAGTCACGTAACTGTGCTTTGAAATTAGTATCATCAAACAACTCAGTCACAACGGGAACAATCTCTTCTTTCTCGCCATAGAAAATCGGGATTGGCTTACCCTCATCCGAATCATTCAAGTCTGGTAAGTCAGCCTTCCAGTATTTCTCTACAGGAATATTAGAGAATGTTCCGACTCGGATATCCTTAACACTGAAGATAACATCTGCATCACCAATCTTCATGTCTGAGATGCGACCCACAAAGTACAATGCGTACTCGGAGAAATCTAAGTCCTCTCCACCTATATAGACTAGAACCTTTCGGTTTAGCCACAGGTAGTCATCAGATGCAGCCTCAAACCACCCGTCATTGTTCATTGTGAAGCTGCCAAAGTTGAACTTATAAATACCATCAACAATGTCATCAACACTTAAATCCATACTTGGGAGGCTGTTCTGCCTCACAAGAGCTTTGTGTTTGAAACCGTCATACACTCCATTATCAGTGGCATAGTGTTTCCACACGTACATTATAATGACAGTTGTCGTGTTAGAGTTACTTAAGTCATCATCATCGAACGCTCTGACATAGAGTTTCTGTGTAAAAAAATCAAAGTACCAACTACCTGCGTTCGCCTGCACGAGAGCCACAGTCGTTCGCTCTGTCATCTCAGTAGCGTCATCAGTTACCGCATTTAAGCTGACTTCTGATGTGTCATAGGAATAGGTATTACTCCCCACCGAAGTCCAATCAGAACCACAAATCAAATGCATACCGGGGTTGATATGCACCAGAAACTTGTACTCAGAATTAGGCAGTGCAATAAGCTTATCCCAAGTATCAATGCCAGACACTATTTAACTCCTATCCATGCTAAAGTTATTTCTTTCGTGTAAGCGTCTTTGCCTCTACGACTAAACTTACCTGCAAACATAACATACTTCAATGTATTAAGTACATCATCAGAATCCTGTACAAACACAAACGGATAGCGTGTTCCCACAGTGAGATACATATCGTTTAGATAACCTTCGTCTGTTGCTAATACCTCGTAGGTCACCCCCTGCACCTCTTTGAAATATCCAATGACAGCATTTACATAACCCTGTTTAGAGTAACTGTGTGTTGTTGTATCTTCTACATCCTCAGAGAAACCATGTTGAAACCACTTACTGATAGTATAGTAGTCACCCACAATAGCAGTACCAAACTCAAGGTAACCATCACTATTCTCCCAATCTCGTACAACAACCCGCCATGCAGTGCTGCTCACTGTAGAGAAAAACGCATAAGCCACCCCTGTCACATCATCATATGTCAGCGTTGATACATCTGTCCATGTTCCTGCCACATCTCGTTGAAGCTTCATGCTCTGATAAGCACTAGAAGTATTCATACCTAAAACAACAACACACGTTGCCGAAACCGCAGCCCCCCCATAACAATTAATGACAAACCCACCTTCAGTATGAATCCGCTTATTGTCACTGTTATACGCTGCTGAACCTGTCTTATCCGCAGCCGTGCTCATGCCTAAAGCATCCCAAGCAGCGTTAGTGGTGTTGGTACATGTCAGTTCATATGTTCCTACATCATTTGTAATCGTGAACTTATTAGAAGTATTCGAATAGGTAACTGTAAAAGTATCCGAAGTCTGTGCTTCCATCTGTGTTTCAATCTCAACACACGCAGTATCCGCATCGTAATCACCGACTGTTATCGTTGCTGTTCTTGCAACGGTTCCATTATCATCGAAATAAATCTTGTTGTTGGTAGCATCAAACTGAAAATAACCCCAACCAGAGTTAGCTCCATACTTAGTTCGATAACCCAAGTCTGTCCAGATATTTCTTAGGTTCTCAGGTGGATAACTTGGATGATAGTCCGTAGACACAATACCTGTAAAAGAGTCGGCCTCACGTACCATCTTGTCATACAGGAATCGGTTGTTGCCCATTAACTTACTCCTTCACCTGCTAACTCAAAGTCTCCGTATGACCCTCCTTCTCGTATGTGAGGTAACAGCCCTTTGTACACCTGCTGCCCGTCAAGGTTCACTACAATATGAGTAGCCCCTCCACCACCGAATCCTAAGTCTCCAGACATACGACCAGAGAAGAACTGTCTCATAGCATCAGCTAAGTTACTAGGCACCACAGCCTCACCACTATGCAGCCTTGCAAAATGACCCCCTCCTATGTGAGCCGAACCGTGCTGATACGCAGGAACGCTCTCTACAGCGTTCTTCATAAGCCAGATATTCTTGCTTATGTTTTTCAAGTGTTCGTTACGGTCAACAGCTAACGCATCCAGATTCTTGATGTAGTCAAGCTGCTGATTCTCAATGGGAGCTTCAAACACAAAGCCTGCCTTTTCCATTTTCTCCTTAGCTTCTCTCGCCCACTTCGGAAGCTTCAGGTTATACTGCTCAGCATACCACCACATCTTCTGAAGTAGAGGATACATCATCTGCATTGCTGCTGTGTCACCAAGCCCTAAACCACCTTCTTTCTTAGGAGTCTTCATCAGATTCCAGTAGTGTCTCGCTTCCTTGTTTAAGTCTTTGAATTGCTCTGCACTCAAGTAGAAGGCATTACCAAGACCTGAGTACACATCCAATAAACCTTGCATCCCGGCATAGAACTCAGAATTAGCATCCATTGAACGGAATATCTTAAACAAAGATTGGAGATGCGCAGGCACCTCTATCCCTAAAGCCTTATAACGGTCTATAAGCATATTAATCGAAGCACCCATGGCCTCGTTTATCTCAAACAGAGTTTTACCCTCAGCAATCATCGCAGAATACACACCAAGAGCAATGTTGCCAAGACGTAGCAACTGTTTTCGAGTACCCATACCCACATCATCTATAACACCCTGTGCCTTGAGTATCTGTTTATCAAGCTCAGATATAGATTCAAGAAGTTTATCCAACTCATCTTTCGCTTCTTTATACTCAGTAGAACCAAAACCGTACTTAGCCATACGCTCCTGAACTCTATCCACCTCTCTAAGAAGTTTCTTCTTCTCTTTAGTTAAGTCTGTGATAGTCGCATGTGCCTCAACAGCCTCTTTAGCCACCCACTCTATCATAGCAGCAAGACCACCCGCAGCCTTAAGCAACTGCTCATTCACATACGCTGACATCTCAGCTATCTCAATACCCATCTCTCGTGTCAACTTAATCAAATCCAAAATAGCTTTGCTGCCCTCAATACCATGAGCCTTCGCATAGTCTATTAACTGTTTGAACGCCTTGCCAAATATATCCGCTCCCTCATACGACTCAAGAAAACCATCACGAGTCGCATACAAAACGTCTGCCATCTTCTCAGCAAACATTGTAAAGTTATCTATATTAATACCCACATCAGACATGATTCGGTCAAGTAATTGAAGCTCAGCTAACCACCCCGGTATGCCTGACTGTCTCAACTCAGCCCAAGCTTTAGCCATAGACTCAGACAACCCTCCAAAATTCTCGTACAACTGCATCTGCTTACGTATCATCTTCTCTTGTTCCGCAGCTACACGTATAGCTTCTTTAGCAGCTTTGGACTCGTCACTCTCTCCACCAAACAACTTAGCAAATACTGTAACCAAAGTAGTTGCGACTGTTACAATCAAATCTACTAAAGTTGCTACTTTACCCAACTTGTTTAGAAAATTCTCTCCCTCAGTTCCCCAACTTTCCAGGGCTTTTTCAGCGTCTTTAATCGCTCCCGATATCTTCAAAAAAGACCTACCTAGAGTGTCTATGATATCAACCATGTTAGTAGTGAAAGTAGTGTTTAAGTCAAGAGCCTCGAACATATCCCTAAACGAACTCGCCATACGACTAAACATCCCACCAAACACTTCCATCACCGCTATGAGCTTTTCATACTTAGACTTAGCTAGCTCAAGATTCTCAATATAATTACCCCAGAAAGTGTTTGCTGACTTCAGCCTTTCCGCCTTCATCGCCTCATCAAGAATTTGCGAATCCTGAATCAGCTTAATCTCTTCAGCATAAGCCTTTTTAGCAGCAGCTATCTTCTGAAAGTTATACTCATAATTACTACCAAGCAAATCCTCATTAGCTTTTCTGACTGCCAGAATTCTATCAGCTTCCGCCACCTGCTCGGCTAAGTGTGCTTCCCGCCTCATCGCTGCAAGCACCGCCATGTACTGAGCCATAGCAACCAGAGACAAAGCATTGTGCTTAATTAAATCGTCTAACTCCTCTTCAAGCTGACGTTTCTTTATGATATGAGCAGCTTTAGTCCTATCTACGATGTTCTTATAACTCTCATCCCGTAACTTGTTCTCCATCGTAGCAACATTGCGCATGATATTGATGTAGTCATTAGCCCAATCCTCAGCCTTCTTGATAGCGTTTTCACGAGCCTTGTTCGCTGTAGCTCCACCCTTTTCCACAAACTTCCTGAACTGCTCTAACGCTGCCTGCATCTCAGGAGTCAGCCTTTCAAAATTAATAAACAAAATCTTTAAGAAATCCTCAGCCTCTTTAGCAAACGTCTTTATAGGAATCTTCATTTCCTTAGATATGGCAAATGCTTTCATCACTTGTCTGAACTTTACATCCAATACATCTAGGCTAGGAGCCAACTCATCAAAGTTACGTGTGATTAGGTTAACTCCTTCATTAAATGATTTTATCGCATCCTCTTTAAGTAATTCTCTCAAAGCTTCATTAAGCCTCGTTAAAAGAGCAGGAATGTCAATCTTATCCAAATCAATCCCGGCCTTAGTAAACTTAGTCAACATCTCAGGTGACAAGCCTTCCTTCAACTGCTTTAATGTATGTACCAAAGACCTTATTTTATCCGCATCAAAGGTTTCTTTAATTGTATTCTTGTGCATCGCCAACGCATCTAGCAAATCAGGAATATCCCGCATCAAGAACAAAAACTCTCTTTGCAACTCTCGAAATGCGTCTCCGGCCTCCCCCGGCAACTCCAACAAATCCTTCTCTATCTGTGTCAACGCTCTACTAACATAACCTCCGTTCTGTGCTACCTTTTCTAATA